CGACTGGTTTCACATACGGAACAACAACATTAACGGATGCTATTGCATCTGCAACAAGTGCAGCTTCGGTAACAGCGGTTAAATATGAACTTTTAGGAGCAAATAATTTTGAACAAAATATGACAAGCTCACGTGAAAACGGAACTACTTTTTTTGAGCAAAAATTATCTTTAAAGTTAAAGAAAATAAATGCAGCAACGCATAAAGAGTTGAAGCTTATTGCGTACTCAAGATGTCAAATAGTTATTGAAGATAATAACGGAAATTTGATGTTAGCAGGTTTGACTAACGGAATGGATGTAACAGGTGGAACAGTAGTTTCTGGAACAGCATTAGGCGATCATTCAGGCTATACTTTAGAATTGATGGGAATGGAGCCATTAGCAGCTAACTTTATAAGCGGTGCAATTACTACCGTAATAGGTGGAACGATCACATCAGGAACATAGTTTGATTTGGATTTTTTATTTTTTAAGCACCTAATTAACATTAGGTGCTTTTTTTTAAAACAAAAACCCTTAAAAATCGTTTACTTTTTATGATTATATTATCTGAAACAAATAGTATTCAACAAATTTCATTCATTCCACGCGAAATGAACGCATATAGTTTGAATATTCGTAACGAAAGCACCGAAGTTGTAACAGTTTTGACACCATCTTTTTATAAAAATGACTATTATTATACGTGTTCAGCAGTTTTTGCATTAAAAGAAAATCATTTTTATAATTTAGAAGTAAAAAATGCAGCAGGAAAGACAATATATTTAGATAAAATATTTTGTAAAAGTCAAAACCCAACAACATATCCTACTGCGGCAGCAACAAATACTATAATTTATGAGCAATAATAATCACGTAATAGAATTAAAAGCATACAACCCTCCAAAAGCGGTTGAGGGTCGTCAAGATAAATGGGTAAAGTTTGGAGATAAAAACGATTATTTTCAGTTTTTAATTGATCGCTATAATAATTCTACTACAAATAACCAAGTTATAAACAATATTGTAAAATTAATTTATGGCAAGGGATTGACGGCTAAAAATGCTGCGCAAAAACCACAAGAATATGCACAAATGAAAATGCTTTTTACAAAAGAAGTTACAAAAAAAGCAATTACGGATATGTATCTTTTAGGGCAATGTGCATTACAAGTGATTTACTCTAAAAATAAAAAAACTATTGTAAAAGTAGAACATATTCCAGCGCATTTATTAAGACCTGAAAAGTGCAATGAAGATGGAATTATTGAAAATTATTACTACTCAGATAATTGGACTAATTTAAGAGAATATCCTGCCACTCCAATACCAGCTTTTGGTTATGGAGATAGAACTTTGGAAATATTAATGATTGGCAATTATACAGTAGGTCAAAAATATTTTAGTAGCGTAGCTTATTTAGGAGGTTTAAGTTATGCTAAATTAGAAGAGGATATTTCAGAATATTTAATATCATTAGTTGAAACAGGATTTACACCTTTAAAAATAATTAATTTTAACAATGGCGTTCCAGACGCGGATCAACAAAGAAAAATTAATGATAGCGTAATTGACCAAACAACTGGAGCAAGTGGTAAAAAATTATTGATTTCTTTTAATTCAGATGAAACTAAAAAGACTACTATTGACAGCGTACAATTAGACAATGCTAGTGCGCAATATGAATATTTGAGCAACGAGGCACGTGCAAAGATAATGCTATCACACGGAGTTACTTCAGGATTATTATTTGGTATTCCAACTGCATCTGGTTTTAGCTCGAACGCAGACGAATTAAAGACTGCATTTGTGTTATTTAATAACAATGTTATAATACCTAACCAAGAGCAGTTTTGTGATGGTATAGATAAGATTTTAGCTTACAATGGCGTTGTTTTAGATTTAACATTTATACCGTTCAACCCTTTAATAGATGTATTGGCTGTCAAAGAAGAAGTTGCACCAACTAAATTAAAATCTATTGAAATTGAAGCTACTGATTTTGGTAGCGATTTAGATTTAGAAGAATGGGAATTGTGCGATAGTTCCGCAGTCAATTATGAACGTGAGGATGAATATGACGATTTAATTAAAAAAGCCAATAATCCAAGTTTATTAAAAAGAGTACAGCATTTTGCTAGTACAGGAAGTGCGTACCCAAGAAGAGGTTCGGAGCAAGATTCAAAATTATTTAAAACTCGATATAGATATAGTGGAAGTGGAGTTGGTGAAAGAGAATTTTGTAAGAAAATGTTATCTGCAAATAAACTATATCGCAAAGAAGATATTATTGCAATGGATGAAATGCCAGTTAATAAAGGTTTTGGATTAGATGGTGCGGACACTTACTCTATTTGGTTATGGAAAGGTGGCGGATTATTAAGTGAAAAATATCCCAACGGCACTTGTAAGCATTTTTGGACACGTGAAACATACAGACGAAAAGGAACGGATATACTTTCGCCATTAGCACAAAAAGTAACACCATCCGAAGCGAGAAAAGAAGGCGAAATATTACCAACAAATGATCCGAGAGTGTATAAAGCTCCGCACGATATGAAATAATTATGGCAAAAGCACTATTTATAACCGACAAGGAATTGAAACAAATGACTGTTTTAAATGGGAATTTAGACCCTGACAAAACGAAGCAATTTGTTATTATTGCACAAGATACGCACATATACAGCTATTTAGGTTCAAATCTATTTGATAAAATAAATAACGATATTGTCGCTAGTACTTTATCGGGTAATTATTTGACTTTGCTAAATAATTATATTAAGCCAATGGTTATACATTGGTCAATGGTCGAAATACTTCCTTTTAGTGCTTATACAGTAGCAAATAAGGGTGTGTTTAAACATAACAGTGAAAATAGTATATCGGTTGATAAGTCTGAAATTGATTATTTAGTAGAAAAGGAGCGACAAATTGCGCAAAATTATACTCAAAAATTTATCGATTATATGATTGATAATTTTACTTTATATCCTGAATATTATTTGGCAAATGCAAACGATACAGTTCCCAATATGAGCGCAAATTTTGCAGGGTGGTATTTGCCACAGCCTACGGATATAGGTCGAAATGATACAGGTGATTATAGAAAAAAATATTAATAAATTATGAACTTTGAACACATAAAAGGAGATACTTTTGAAGAAGTAAATTTTGCAATTTTAGTAAATACAGTAGCTTTAAACTTAACAGGTTGCACTTTGAAAATGCAATTACGAAAAGAATATCAAGGATTAGTATTTTTAAATTTGACATCTGTTGGAAACGCAGGAATAACGATTACAAATGCTGCAAGTGGATTGTTCAAAATAAATAAGCAAATAATTGATATTGATGCTTTCGATTATTTGTATGATATTGAAATTACAAAAGCAGATGGCACAAAAAAGACTTATATTTCTGGTGTGTTTTCAGTAACTAATAACGTAACAGAATAATGGCAAATGATATAGTTGATATTAATGTTTACGAAACAGTTGAAACTGTTGCTATAACTGTCACGCCTAATTTAACCACTGTTAATGTAAATCAAGTTACTGGTGGTGGCGATATGATTTTGGCTAATGCTCAAACTAATTCTGGTTTAAAAACATTTTTAAACGGAACTTTTGGATTAAGAAATATTGCCAATACATTTACCTCTTTATTTTCAAGCGCAGCAACAGCAGTAAGAACTTATACGTTACCAAACGCATCAGGAACGATAGCCTTAACAACTGATATTCCAGCAACCCCAACCTTACAGCAAGTTGTAACGGCAGGGCGAACAGTTACATTTACCAATGAAAATGGGATTGTTATTAATATAAGTGATGAAGATGTACCAAGAGTAGCATTATTAATAAATGCTAGTAATGATGTTCAAGCTATTGTAGTGAATCAAACAGGGGAAATTACTCCTATTGCTATAAATGCAGTAAGGGATGCTATTAGTGCATATTCAAGTCAATATAATGGTATTTTTACTGAAGGATTTATAGCAGGTATTTACGGTTTATCAACTGACGGCTACGGAGGTAAATTTCAATCTGTAAATGGCGTTGCAGGATATTTTAGAAATAACTCGGGAAACACATCTAATATTGCCGAGTTTGAAGGAGATGACGAAGTTGTAGCATATATCAAACACAATGGAAGTGTAGTATCAAAAAAAGTAATCGTAAACACAACCGTTGATAACGGTGTTGATGTAGGGCAGTTTAATGGTTCCATAATAGCAAGTGCTATCAAAAAATCAGGTGGTACGGCAACCCAAATGTTAATGGCAGACGGTAGCGTAACAAACTTATTAACAACGTTTAACGGTCAAAGTGGAACGGTAACCGCAACGGCAACAAAGGGAACGGCAGTATATGAGTTCACAGGCGCAGGGAGTTTAGTACTTCCAACCGCAATTGGTAATTTAGCACATTTTAAAGTAAAAAATAGACATAGCGCAAACATAACAGTAACTTTTACAGCTGGTCAAAATGCTGATGGCACAACAACTATAATTTTAACACCATTTCA